TGGCTTTACCTGCAACTGTGTTTTCTGCCTTGAGCTTGTCAGCCTTCGCGATGAACTTATCAACGGACAACCCACTTTCTCGGAAAGCGCGGATCAGCTTATCGTCGGCTCCCCCATTTGAGGCCCATTCGCCTGTGAGGAGCTTTCGCCTCATGATTTCACTGATGCGGTCATAGGTCGGCTTGCCATCGCCCTTCGGCACTTCTGGGAACTCCCCGGCGTAATTATCTCCACCGATAATACTTTTCATATGCCCTTCCTTTTGATTAGTTTGACTTTTATCAGGCCTAGCTCAAGTGGAGCCAGCGCTTTGAAGGCAGCCTTCGAGAGGTCGATGCCTCTCTTGAGCCTTTTGGCAGGGCCTCGGTCGTTGATCCTGACCACCACTACCTTGTCATGATAGTGAACTTCGATTAGGGAGCCGAAGGGCACGTCCCACATGGCTGCCGTCAGCTTATCTGGGTTGAATAATTCACCCGATGCGGTTGGTTTGCCCCGGTATTTCTCACCGTAATAGGAGGCTGTTGTCGTTTCATTCGATTCGGCAAATAGGAAGAAGCATGAGCCTCCAAGAATTACCGACAGCGCAAGTCTGTAGATCCCCATTACTTTCCCCCTTTCGGGTAAATAGGGGTGACGGCTTGGGCGAGGACAATCTCCTTGAACCGCCGCATCTGCGAAGCCCGGAGCCGCCGCATTTCGCGACGTACAACAGGATGCCAGATGGCTTTGATGCCACCGGAGACGCCGCACAGACTGTGATAGTGGTCTTGAGCCCACTGGATGAGCTCGCTTTTCTCTGTATCGTTCATTTGTTTGATGTTTTTGTGTTTATGTATGTGCAGGACTTCCTGCGTGATAGTTATATAAGAGCTTAGAAAAAGATCGCTTGCGATCCCTCAAGATTGATCAAGGGGATCGCAAGCGACGCAGGGCCTACGGCGTTATCGTGTATGGGAGGTGTGTCTTGGGCTCCCCGGCTGTCTGTATCCGTGAGCGCTGCCCTTCAGCCTTGGCCGTTTCTTCTTGCTGTGCGTTACGCACTTCCGGCATCTCGCCAGTGGGTGTCTGAGTGCCATCCTCGGACGTCGAGAAGTCCTTGTCGGTGCCCGTCGCCGTGGTCTTAGTGTTGGTGATAGTATCCCCAGAGTCCTCGACGAAGAACTTGCCGTTCACCCAGTACCCTCCGGCCTTGTTTTTGCCGAATTGCACACGCATCTCGAATGTGCGGTCGATGATGTTCACCGCCCCGCATTTACAGGTGCATGTGGACGTGTATCGCCCGTGCTTCGTCCTCTGACCGTCATTTACATAACGGGAGGTGGTTTCGCCCATGTGGCGAGCAGTGCCGTCCTTCTGCTTGGTCTTTACTGGGATTCCCTTCTTTAGTAGGCAGACCGTGAAGAAGCTATTCTCTTCGACCGATGGGATGAACTTCCGGCGGTTAGACCCTTCGGCTGCGGCCCTGAGAGCCGCGACTTCCTCGGAGAGCCTCCTGTTGAGGAGTACGCTGTCGAGGTGGAGGTCAACAAGGGACGCTTTGGTGTGTGCCTTGCTCAGCTCGCGTGCGGCGACGTTCGTTACTGTGTCTGATGTCTTCATGTTTATTGATGTATGTTTGTGTTTGTGTGTGTGCAGGACTTCCTGCGTGTCATGTAATTTGATAGTAGAGTTTAGAAAAAGATCAACTTGTTGATCCCTCAAGATTGATCAGCTTTCCACCGCGCCACGACCCGCTGGCCTGCCTCAAGTGTCTCTTGTTGGGCTTTGGTCGTGACCGAGATGATAGTCCACCCGCGAGCTTTCCAAGCAGCCGAGGTGGGCTCGACGTTACTCACTAAGGTGATTAGGGATATCATTAGCTTACCGCCAGCACTAGCGATGAGCTGCGCGTCGCTGTAAGTCTTAGGCCAACACTGATCGCAGGTTAGTAAGCCTATTGGGAATTTAGCGTACTGGCCTCCAGTTGGGATTACGTCGAAGGAGTACTTTACGTGCACCTCAGGGATGTCGTTGAAGTCGCCAGCGTCCAGTAACTCAGTGCTTAGGTCATTATGTTTCATATGTATCTGTTATCTTTCTTTTTGACTTGCGTGAACAGCCACATCGGCCATTACCCACACAAGACATAAAAACCTAGATAAGATGGAACGTCATTTTTCCGACCGAGCTAGCTGCTACGCTTTCATGCGAGGTAAGCGACGTTATTCGAGGTCGCCGAAGGCGGCTCAAGGAGCCGGAAAAACGCAAGCAGGGCCGAATCTCATCACAGCGTAAGCGGTCGTGTTCTTTACTCAGAGTAACTACTGAGAATCTGCCGTCGTGCAGCGACCCCCCAAAGAGGTAAGCCTGCGTCCTCTTTGATAGTAACACCTATGAGCGAGCTTGCTCGTGATCACTATTCGGGTTGGTTCCATGTTATTCGGAGGCTAACCGCTTCGTTCTCTATTCTCTAAAGAGACTCACTATTTGGTTAGCGTCCGGGTTGTAGCGACTTAGGACGAAAGCGCCGAGTGCATCCGAGGTGATAGTCCGTTTGTAGGAGAAGAGGAAGCCCGTGGTTGGTGAACCATAGATGGAATGAGGATGATAGTATGGATTACCCATTGAATAGCGCCAGCGGTGAGCTAACCTCTCGTCATCCTTCCGCTTTAGCGGCACTCAGGGCTTCCTCGGTGGCCATATACCGAGTGCATCCGAGGTGTATGATAGTGTTACCTTTGTGAGCCGAGCGAACCACTTCACCATCGACTGCGTAGGCTCCACAAGCGCCAGCGTGGGCCGTGACCGTCTGGTGAGGAGGCATCCGAGGAACCTCTTCGGCCCTACCGAACACTCTGATTGCGAAGCATTGGTCACCGCCATGCGGTGTAACCTCGTAGAGCCGCCGGAGGCTAGGTTGCGGTTGAACTAGCTTAGTTCAGCACCTCGTAGAGAGCCGCCGGAGGCATCGTTCGTTCCCTACGAGCTTGCTCGCTGTTTGTGTGCCGTGTTCCGGGCATGGAGACTTAGGTGCTCAGTGGTTTAGCCTGCTGTTGTTAGCGTACTGGGATTTATGCGGTGCTTCCGGACAGATAGCCAAACACAAACGAACAACCAGTAGCTCAACTGCCGTTAACTAGTGGAGGAACCAGCATAAAGCCCCCACGGGGGGTAACATCACGCATAGAATATACGTGTACCCTCTCGGATTATTGCACCAAAAGGTGTCCAATTAGAGACCGGGAGTAACATCGTAACGGACAGGGAACTGCACTAAAGGTTACATCCACGTAGTCTTCTCTACTGTCCCCCACATCTTGTTATGGGACTCCATGAACTTCTCTAGTTCAGCGTTCTGGATGTCCTCGTAGTAGTCCTGTACGCCTTGATCTACGTGTTTCTCCATGTGTTCGACCCAGTAACCGACGGCTATAGCGAGGGCATCTAGCCTATCGTCATGCCTAAGGGCACCCCTATCGAAGGTTAGCCTTGACAGTTGGTAGAACAATTGGTACAATTGGCTACTCCCTACAAGGGACGCTCTCAGCTCGCTGTCAGTTCGACCACTTCCATAATCACTTCTACAACATTCAAGGTCATTCAGGACTACCTTAGGGTCAACTATGAGCCTATGGGAGTTGAGGATGGGCTCAAGGGTGTCTATGATTCGTCTTTCCTTTTGAGTGGAGTGTTTGACCTCTTCAATGGTCACTGGATAGCCTATATCCCCTGCTAAGACTGGTTTTAGGAGCTGAGAGAACATGCCGTCCCCAAAGTTGCTCTCTATGATGATCTCATTGACTTTGTTGTCTTTTGCAAGTCTCCCTAAGGCTTTTAAGATGGGGGGAGTGTATCCCCCTAGGAATCCTCCGCTGGCTGTGAGAAACAGTTGTCCATTCAGGATCTTAACGATTGCGTAGGCTGTTTCGTCTTTCCCCATACCAGCGGGATCGATAGCCATGACGGCTCCCCCATAGGGCTGGTGATCCTTAGCGACCTCCATAGGCCTGTAGAAGCGATCAGCCCCTAAGCCGACAGAGGCAAGGTCTTGGCATATTAGGTCTGGGGAGGAGGCCCAAGTGAGCTTAGGAGAGGCCACGTCGGAGTCGAGGGGGTGTACAATCAGGTCTGCCAGCTTCAGGGGGTACCTACCCACGTCAGATAGGGAGGTATCGAGCATGTACTGAAGGGCAAACCCGCTCTTTCCGTAGGAGGCTTCCCTCTCCTTGAGATCAATATCATCGAACCTTTCTGGGTCAATAGGAGCGCCTTCGGCCTTTTCTTCGCACTTTGCTAGGATGTAGGGAGCGAGTCTATCTCCGTAGGCTTCTCTGGTCTTCTCAGTGGGGATACGGGCAGGCCATACCCTAATTTCGTACCCTCGTTCTGGTAAGACATTGTAAATGGACATCTCCGTTTGGGGTGTCCCCAGATAGACGATCCGTCCACTCGGCTTGAGGACAGCGTCAAACTCCTTAATGGTCTCCTGAATCTTGTCCCTCATCTGCTGGGTCAAGCTATTGTTTAGGGATTCCACGTCATCAGCCACGATTAAGTCAGCCCGCGAGCCAGTAAGCTGCCCAGTGATCCCTACGCTCTTAACGGACGGGGCGTGGGCAGCCGGTGCTGGGCGTACATCGAAGGCTATCTTACTGCTCCGCTGGTCATCTGAGGGAATTAGGTGCTTCAGAACGGGCATCTCATTGATCAGCCGGAGGGTAAACGTCGAGAAGTCATCACTTCGGGTCTTAGAAGCACTAACCACGAGGATATTTGCTGAAGGATTGACGAGGAGTTGGTGACACACATAGGCACTCGTAATCCAGCTCTTCCCGACACCCCGGAAGGCCTGAATGCAGCACCGTCGGGGCCCATTATCCACATACGCAGCTATGTCGTACTGGGTGGGGGTAGGGTCAGGGAGCCCTAGATGCTTCCACGTGAGGTAGAGGAAGTTCCTAAAGTCCAGTAATTCCGTTGGACACTTCACTTAGTTGTGCGTGGTAAGAGGACTTTACGTGGAACATACTTGGGGACAAACACCGGTGGGAGTACCTCCGTAGGGCCGGGGAAATACTCCACCTCTAGCCCTCCAAACCCCACCTCGACGGTCTTGAGGTTCTGACACCCTCCCCCACAAATGAGGAGAAGGGTCAGGAGACCTAGCAGTGGTGCCTTGGGGCTGGGTGTGGTCTTCACCGTCATTTCCTCTGGGAGGGGTCTACTGACCCACCTTTAGGGGTGCGGAGTCGCTGACGAGGCTCTCAGCCGTCGGGAAAGGGAGGGCATTCACGAGTCCCTCTAGGGGATTAGCCGCTGCTGGAGCCGCAGTGATCCCATTATCCTTCAGAAACTGACGAGCTACGTTCAGATCGGTAGAAGTGGCTGTACCTTCTTGAATCCGAAAGGTGATATCGTCACAGAGAAGCTCAAAGAGGCCTCCTAGTTTTTCTTCCTTTGTCTTTGTCGTCTGTGCCATGTCTGCCATTCGTTAGTCGCCTTACCGATTGTCCATACAATGGTCACCACAAGGAGGGTAACCTTCAAAATCAATTCAAAATCAGTCAGTGTCACGACACCGATGACGGTACCATTGACACCAACGATTTTGAAGACATCTAGCATGGCACTTAGTTGTCCACGCCGTTCGGCGTCATAGGTACCGTACCGGCTGGCGCAGAGACGGCAGGGCTATGAGCCTTATCTAGGAGGGTCACTACGGTCTGCCCTGCGTCCTTTAGGCCTTTGATCTGAGCCTCTCGTGCGCTAGGGACTAAGCCGGGTGGGAGATTCCCACTAGCTGAATTGAAGAGGAGATTCAAGCACTCTATGGCTTCGTTGATCTCACTGACGGTGATTGGGTTTTGTGGTGCTGTTTTTGATTTAGCCATGTTTTGTTAGTTCTCTTATTGATGTCCGGGTTACCGGAAGGCCTGTTGTACAGGGGGCATGATGTGACGTGCAACTACTTTCTCTTCGCTCTCACCGGTTTCTTAGGAGGCATGACCTCGACTTGTAGTGGGCCTGACGACTCACTTCCTTTTGGTAGGTAATCAGGCTGGTGATTAGTCAGAATCTTCTCACAGATCAAAGTAGATAAACTGGTGTTCTCAATTCTCATTGTGGACTTGCGGTCTGACATGTAGAAGACTGTCTCTGTCATCCCAATCCGGACGATCCTAGCTTGCCTCCCGTTTAGGAAAACGATCTCGTCCAAAGCCCATTGTTTGGAGAAGTACACCTTCAGCCCAGCCGCGAAATTCTGAACCAACTCGCGGAACATCAGGACGGCGACACC